AAAGCCAGACATGCTTCGTCTGGCTTTTGACTTTATTATAACTTGGAGAGAAACACGCACGAGGCCGAATGCTTACGGACTACATGACCATTCTTGCATTAAGAAAGGCAATTTAATAATGAAACTGCCAAATCTCTAAAAACAACAATATCCATCCGTCTACAGTTTGGTAAATGGATGGATATTGCTTTTTTATTCTTAACCTCTGCCCAAAATAAATGCAAAGAAGCCTTATATTTAATTTTAACAGAAGAAACTTTCTATTTTTTCTGCATTAATCCTTTAAATGCCGTAGGATAAGGAGTTTCAAACTCCATCAACTCTTTTGTTACCGGATGATAGAAACATAACTTGAAGGCATGTAACGCCAATCGTCCTAAAGGATCACACTCACTGCCATAGCGCCGGTCACCAACAACAGGGTGACCTAAATCCAACATATGCACACGAATCTGATTCTTACGTCCTGTTTCCAAATCCAACTCCACCAATGAATATCCATTGGCCCGCTTTATTGTTTTATAATGAGTGACCGCAAACTTACCTTCCCCATTATCTACAGGACTGGAATAGACATACAATTTCCGGTCGGTCAACCAAGACTCTACAGTACCGTAATCTTTCTCCATATCACCAGAAACGATAGACACATAACGGCGGTCCGTCACAATATCATGCCAATTATCACGTAAAGTATTCTGGGTTTTTTCATCTTTGGCATACATCATCAACCCCGAAGTTTCACGGTCCAGACGATGTACTACAAATACGCGGTTGAAACGATGTGAACGTTTTACATACTCATTCAAAATATGTTGTGCAGTACGCTCCTTCTGATGTTCTGTGCTGACAGAAAGCAGTCCCTCCTTCTTTTCCACCACCAAGATATAAGCATCCTCGTATACCAGTTTCAGCATCGGATGTTTAAACTCACGATTATTCTTCACCTTGGATATCTGCACTTTCATACCTGGTTTCAATGCGAAATTATATTGGGTAGTAATCACATTATCTACCAAAATCACGCGGTTGGCAAGCAACGCCTTTACCTTGCTACGACTGATTCCCGCCATTTTCCGCATCAGAAAATCCATCAGCTCAGCGGGCTCCGTCACATTATATATAGTATATCGGGCAACACTTCTCGCCTTTGGCCTGCCGGAATCACTATTCTTACCTCTTGACATAATTCTATTTACTGTTTAAACAATTTATAATTGAACTATCCGGATTATCCTCTTTTTTCCAGCAACACCACATTTTCCACATGATGCGTATGAGGGAACATATCTACGGGTTGCACGGCCATCACCTTGTATTTGGCATCTAACAAAGACAAATCACGTGCCTGGGTGGCAGGATTACAGCTAACATACACAATCCGCTGAGGTTCAGCAAAAAGAATTGTATTAATCACATCATCGTGCATTCCGGCACGCGGAGGATCAGTGATAATAACATCAGGACGACCATGTTGGTTGATAAACTCCTGAGTGAGGATATCCTTCATGTCACCGGCATAAAATAAGGTATTGTCAATGCCATTAATTGCCGAATTCACTTTAGCATCTTCTATTGCTTCAGGCACATATTCGATACCAATCACTTTCTTTGCCTGGCGTGAAACAAAGTTGGCTATGGTTCCAGTCCCTGTATAAAGATCATACACCAATTCTTTACCGGTCAATCCGGCAAAATTACGGGCCACCTTATAAAGATTATACGCCTGTCCGGAATTAGTCTGATAAAATGATTTTGCTCCTATCTTGAAGCGCAACCCCTCCATTTCCTCGAAAATATGATCGTTGCCTTTGAACACCATTACCTCCAGATCGTTAATGGTATCATTGCATTTGTTATTGACTACATATAATAAGGAAGTAATCTGCGGAAAACGTTCTGCCACGAAAGCCAGCAGTTGCTTCATCAGATCCATTTCGCTCTCTTCCACAATCTTGCATTGCAGCAACACCATAAGCTCACCCGTACTCGAAGTACGGATCATCAAGTTGCGAAGCATTCCTTCTTGAGAACGCAGATTAAAGAAAGAATAATTGTGTTCGTATGCATAGTCACGAATCGCATTGCGTATCTGGTTGCTGATATCATCCTGTAACCAGCACTTTTCTATAGCCAGTACCTTGTCAAATGCACCGGGAATGTGGAAACCTACGGCGTTCATCTGATCGTACTTCACATCTTCCTTTACCTCTTCCTCTGTCAGCCAACGTTTGTTAGAAAACGTAAATTCCAACTTATTACGGTAAAACTCCGTTTTTTCCGACCCTATGATAGGTGAAATTTCCGGCAATTCGATCTTGCCGATACGGGTCAGATTATCCGTCACCTGCTTTTGCTTATACTTTATTTGTTCTGTATATGGCAGACACTGCCACTTACAACCACCACATATACCATAATGCTGGCAGAAGGGTACTGCACGCACAGGAGAATACTCATGGAATTTCACAGCCACAGCTTCTGCATAATGATTTTTCTTACGCTTCACTTGTAAATCCACCACATCACCGGGCACTACATAAGGCACAAATACTACCAGGTCATTCACTTTCGCCAAAGCTTTTCCTTCGGCAGCTACATCTGTTATGGTTATCTTCTCTAATAATGGAAGTTCTTTCTTCTTTCTAGCCACTTTTCTGAATAAGTTAATTTGGGGACAAATTTAAGCATTTTCCCTGAATATTGCCTCATAAATCGTAAGATATTAAAATTGCAAAGTAGAAATTGCAATTTCCACTATTTTTTTTCAGTAAAAGGTTTGGAGATAACTAAAATATGTATAGTTTTGCGATTACATTTTTTGAGCGAGTTAACTTTAAATACATTTATTATGGATAAAAAAAGAGTTTACACCTTTGGTAATGGACAAGCTGAAGGAAAAGCAGACATGAGAAATCTGCTTGGTGGAAAAGGCGCTAACCTGGCTGAAATGAATCTAATCGGTGTTCCCGTACCTCCGGGATTTACAATCACCACAGAAGTTTGTAGCGAATATTATGAGTTAGGTAAAGATAAAGTAGTAGAACTGCTGAAAGCGGATGTTGAGAAAGCTATCGCCAACATCGAAAATCTGATGAATTCCAAGTTTGGAGATGTAGAGAACCCGTTACTGGTTTCTGTACGTTCGGGTGCCCGCGCTTCTATGCCGGGTATGATGGATACCATCCTTAATTTAGGTTTAAATGACGAAGTGGTGGAAGGCTTGAGCCGCAAGACCGGACGCCCCCGTTTCGCATGGGATTCTTACCGTCGTTTCGTACAAATGTATGGTGACGTGGTATTGGGTATGAAACCGGTGAACAAGGAAGACATCGATCCTTTCGAGGAAATTATCGAAAAAGTAAAGGAAGAAAAAGGTGTGAAGCTCGACAACGAATTGGAAGTGGAAGACCTTAAAGAACTGGTTAAACGCTTTAAAGTTGCTGTAAAAGAACAGACCGGACAAGATTTTCCGACCTGTGCATACGAACAACTTTGGGGTGCCATTTGTGCTGTATTCCGCAGCTGGATGAACGAACGCGCCATTCTTTACCGCAAAATGGAAGGTATTCCTGCCGAATGGGGTACTGCTGTAAGCGTACAAGCCATGGTATTCGGTAACATGGGTGATACTTCGGCTACCGGTGTTTGCTTCTCTCGTGACGCAGGTAACGGTGAGGATTTGTTTAATGGCGAATATTTGATCAACGCACAAGGTGAAGATGTTGTAGCCGGTATCCGTACCCCGCAACAAATCACAAAAATCGGTTCTCAGCGTTGGGCAGAACGTGCAGGTATTTCTGAAGAAGAACGCGTAGCCAAATATCCCTCTATGGAAGAAGCTATGCCGGAAATCTACAAAGAACTGGATGCCCTGCAGACCAAACTGGAAAACCACTATCGCGACATGCAGGATATGGAATTTACCGTACAGGAAGGTAAATTATGGTTCTTGCAGACCCGTAACGGTAAACGTACCGGAGCTGCCATGGTAAAAATCGCCATGGACTTGTTGCGCCAGGGAATGATTGATGAAAAAACAGCATTGGAGCGTTGCGAACCTAATAAATTAGACGAACTGCTTCACCCTGTGTTCGACAAGAAAGCGTTGAAAGAAGCGAAAGTTTTGACTCGTGGTTTGCCCGCTTCCCCGGGTGCCGCTACCGGTCAGATTGTGTTCTTCGCCGATGATGCTGCTAAATGGGCTGCCGATGGCAAAAAGGTGGTCATGGTACGTATCGAAACTTCGCCGGAAGACCTGGCAGGTATGGCCGTTGCCGAAGGTATCCTGACTGCACGTGGCGGCATGACATCTCACGCTGCGGTTGTGGCCCGTGGTATGGGTAAGTGCTGCGTATCGGGTGCTGGTGCTATCAATGTAGATTATAAGACACGTACCGTAGAAATTGAAGGTATTACTTTAAAAGAAGGTGACTTCATCTCTCTGAACGGTACTACCGGTGAAGTATATAAAGGTAAAGTGGAAACCAAAGCAGCCGAAGTTTCAGGCGATTTCGCTGCATTGATGGATCTTTGCAACAAATACACCAAGCTGAATGTCCGCACTAACGCTGATACTCCGCATGATGCGGAAGTGGCCCGCGCTTTTGGTGCTTCAGGTATCGGTCTTTGCCGTACGGAACACATGTTCTTTGATGCTGAAAAGATTGTCGCTATGCGTGAGATGATCCTGTCACCGGATGTAGAAGGACGTAGAAAAGCATTGGCTAAATTGCTCCCCTTCCAAAAAGCCGACTTCAAAGGTATCTTCAAGGCTATGGACGGATGTCCGGTAAATGTTCGTCTGCTCGATCCTCCTTTGCATGAGTTCGTTCCCCATGATGCAAAAGGTCAGGAAGAAATGGCTAAGGCAATGGGCGTAACCGTACAGGAAATCAAAAAACGTGTGGAAAGCCTGTGTGAACACAATCCGATGTTAGGTCACCGCGGCTGTCGTTTGGGTAACACCTATCCCGAAATCACAGAGATGCAGACTCAAGCGATTCTAGGTGCTGCAATTGAACTGAAGAAAGAAGGATATGATCCGCATCCCGAAATTATGGTTCCCTTGACCGGTATCCTGTATGAATTCGAAGCTCAGGAAAAGGTGATCCGTGATGCAGCAGCAGCATTATTTGAAAAAGAAGGTATGGAAATTCCGTTCAAGGTAGGTACCATGATTGAAATTCCGCGTGCTGCGCTGACAGCCAACCGCATTGCCAGCCGTGCAGAATACTTCTCATTCGGTACCAATGACTTGACCCAGATGACCTTCGGTTATTCCCGTGACGATATTGCTTCTTTCTTGCCGGTATATCTGGAAAAGAAGATTCTGAAAGTAGACCCGTTCCAAGTACTCGACCAAAATGGTGTGGGCCAGCTGATTGAAATGGCTGTAGATAAAGGCCGTTCAGTTCGTCCTGATTTGAAATGCGGTATCTGCGGTGAGCATGGTGGTGAGCCTTCATCAGTGAAATTCTGTCACAAAGTTGGTTTGAACTATGTGTCTTGTTCTCCGTTCCGCGTGCCTATCGCCAGACTGGCGGCGGCTCAGGCTGCAATCGAGGAATAGCACGATATAGCTGATACTCAATAAAATAGGCGGTATGCTTTTCATTTACAAAGGCTTACCGCCTATTGTATTTTTAAAAGGTACGTTCATTCCGCACGGAAAATGAGCGTAATAAACGCAAATGTTTAGAGAATGTTGTTGTGCTTTTCGTTGGGTGTTTAGAGCGTGTTTAGAGCCGTAATTGATGATATGACAGAAAGTTAAGACATTGGAAGCTGTTTGGAATAAATTTAAATAATAATATAATAAAGACATAGAACGATATGGCAACATTTAAAGCGTGTGTTCAAAAAGAACGCAAGGACGGATTTTATCCGGTTTATATCAGAGTTACCCACCATAGGGGGACACAATTCATGAAGACCGACAAGATGGTCACGAAGAAAGAACTTTCCAGAGCGAAAGAAATCGAAGACCCCTACGTGCTTCAGTATTGTGCCGGGCGGATAGTGGAATATAACGAGCGGCTCAACAAAAAAGACATTGAACATTGGACGGTCAAGGAAGTGGTGGATTTTCTTACGAACGGCAATGACGATATTTGTTTTTCGGATTATGCGAGAGTGCATATCGACAGAATGATTGACCGTGGGCAGGAAAGGAATGCCAAGAACTACAAGCTTGCCCTACAACATCTGGAACGGTTCATCGGAACCAACCAAGTGATGTTCGCTCAGTTGACCTCTACGCAGGTGAACAAATGGATAAAGTCGCTTGAACAGACACATAGGGCAAAGGAAATGTATCCAATCTGTATGCGTCAGGTATTTAAAGCCGCCATGTTGGAGTACAACGATTACGATAACGGTATAATCCGTATCAAAGTCAACCCATGGGTGAAAGTGGAAATACCAACGGCTGATCGTGCGGAGAAGCTTGCCATTACCCCCGAAGCATGTCGGGAGTTCTTTTCATTCCCTCTGCCGGAAAGTAAGATGAAATATCCACAGACGGAGTTCGGGCGTGATGTTGCTATGATGGTGCTTTGCCTTGCAGGAATCAACACGATTGACCTGTACAATCTAAGAAAGCAGGATTACCGGAACGGAATTATCCATTACCAACGGGCCAAAACGAAGAAGTTCCGTGCGGATGGTGCGTATATGGAAATGCGGGTGCCAGCAATCATCCAGCCGCTATTTGAAAAGTACATGAACACGGCAAAAGATGATGAGCGTTTGTTCAATTTCTATCAGCGCATGACTACATCGGACAGTTTTTGCGCCAATGTCAACAGTGGGATAAGGCAATTATGCAAGGCTATGGGAATGCCAAAGGAAGAGTGGTATTCGGCTTACACGTTCCGGCATACATGGGGAACAGTAGCTCAGAATGATGTACGTGCCTCTATCTCGGAAGTGGCGTTTGGCATGAACCATAGCAATGGACACAACGTAACACGAGGGTATATCAAGATTGACTTCTCCCCTGCTTGGGAACTGAACGAGAAAGTAATTGATTTCATTTTCTTCTCCGGTAAGGCTTCTGTACGTGAGCAGAAACAGGAGGATGTGCATTTCCGCTTGTCATACCGCTATATGGTGAATGCGGCTGCATACCACAACGGGCAAAAGGTGGCGGGACTGACCGATGTAGGCTTCAACAATGTGGACGAGGTGATTGCCCGGCTCGTAACTATGCTGCCGGATGATATTCCGAACCGTTCAATGGTGATGTTCAAAATCGTCAACCTCGACAAAGACCAGACGGTGGTGTACCAACGGCAGAAAGGGAAAGGATTCTGATTTTTTTTGTGACTTCACGAAATGATATAAGCCTGCAAGGTATTTTTCTTTGTAGGCTTTCTTTTTTATTCAATTTTTATTCTTGCCCTAAAATCGAAAATTTCTTCACGTGCGCACGCACGCGCGGTAGATGTAGTAGTAGATATATATATTTATTTTATGGTATATCTTCCGAAGAAATGGGATATAATTGTACATTTATTGCTATTTCTTCCGAAGAAATACCCTTTTCTTCCGAAGAAATGTACATTTATGGCTGTTTCCTCCGAAGAAATACCCCTTTTCTGTACATTTATGGTTATTTCTTCTGAAGAAATAAATGTAATATCTTCTGAAATTATGTCAAAAAATAGCTCATTTCAGCCATTTCAGAAGATTTTTGAGGTACTTTTGAGCTGATTTTCGCATAAAAAATTCAATCTGTACAAGAATGTACATTTATGCGTGTTTTTTCCGAAGAAATACCCCTTTCCTGTACAATTAAGGCAATATCTTCCGAAGAAATCCGAAGAAATGGGATATAATTGTACATTTATTGCTATTTCTTCCGAAGAAATACCCTTTTCTTCAGAAGAAATTTTACGGTCTGGACATGAAAAAAGCGACATTCTCTCGAACATCGCTTCAAAGCAAATCAGTAAAATCGCCCCCTTTTCGGGTTGGGGTTCCCTTGACACATGAAGACAATCTAAAGTAGAGGGTAATAGATTATTCTTCCTCGTCTTCTTCTCCGGCAAGTTTGGCAAGCTTGTCCTCAATGGTGAGTTTGACCTCGCCATCGTCTATGCTGATATTCTTAGGCATGATGATTTTAATGAACTCTGTCGACACTTTCACCCTGTCTTTGGGGTCAAGTTCCATGAAGTCCTGCATTATTAGTGGCATCACATCTCCTTCGGGTATAGTGTTGTGCGTTTCAAGCCATTTCTCAATCATCCCTTTTGCCAGTGCCGTTATTTTGTTGGGCGTACCTTTTTGCCGCCCTCCGGTCTTTTTTCCTATTGCCATAATGATCTGTATGTAAAAAGATAAAATGATGATGCGAAGATAACGGCTTACTTTCGCACGCAAGGTATAACTTTTAATAATCAAAAACTAAAGTCTTATGGGTTTAATAGGAAGTGCCATAGGTGCAGTAGGCAGCATTTTCGGTGGAATCAAGGCATCCAAGGCCATGAAGAAAGCAAAACGTAATGTTGAGGCTCAACGGCAAAAGAATCAGGACTGGTACGACAGGCGGTACAACGAGGATGCCACTCAGCGGGCTGACGCACAACGCATCCTTACGCAAACTGAAGAGAGTATAAAACAACGTAACAAAGCCGCTGCCGGTAGTGCAGCCGTCATGGGCGGTACTGATGAAAGTGTGGCAGCGGCCAAAGAAGCGAACAACAAGGCTCTTGCCGATGCAACATCACAGATTGCCGCTGATGCAGAAGCACGTAAGGACAATATCGAAGCCACTTATATGCAAAACGACAATGCTTTCGTGGAACAGCTTAACGCCATTGAGCAAGGCAAGGCCAATGCCATATCGGGAGCTGTACAAGGAGTAACTAATGCGGTAAGTCAAATGCCTTTCTAAACTATTTCAATATGGCAACAATGGATGATATTTTAGGAAACGGAGGTGGTACGCCTCCGCTCAAAGGCTCTAAGGAATGGCACGAACAGCAGCAAGACGCTCCTTCCGTATCATCCCCGGTAAAGGGTACACAGAAATGGACGGAACAACAAGCAGCTGCGGCTCCTGCC